CAGCACCTGAAGCCCCGCCACCAGATGCCTTACTACCCGCGATCAACGGCGCGAAGGCCGTGTTGTTTGCGAATTCTGCTTTCAGCTCGTCCAGCGTTGCCGCCGAGAGCTTGCCCTGCTTGTCGAGTACGACCACAACAGGCTTCCCGTCGCGCTGTTCGACGCTCAGGCGGCGCTCGATGTGCGGCAGCAATGCTTCTGCGCTGCCTGGGATTGCCAGGGAAGACGCGATGTCAGTAGCGGTGCGGCCGACAGTCAGATCGCGGATCTGAGTGCTCAGCGTGCCGCGCTCGCTTTCCAGCATGCCGTTCAGCTCAGCTTCGCGGCGGGCGTACTTCTCGGACCAGGAGCGCTCGAGTTCTTCGACGTTTCCGGACTTGCGGGCCGCCTCTTCACGATCAAGGCGGGCCTGTTCTTCGGCGTCTTTCCGAGCCTTGTCGGCTGCCTTCTTCTCGTCCAGGAGCTCTTGGACCTTCGATTTCAGGCCTGACACGTCTTCAGGCTGAGGCAGCCCCTCGATGTTCAGGACGTACTTGCCGCCCTTCTCGACGTACATGGTCTGGATGGATTCATCGACGCCTTCGAGGCTGTCCAGTTGAAATTTCAAAGTCATTGCTGTCTCCCAGAGACTTTCGTGCAGGCCCTGCCCGCAGATGTGAAAAACCCCGCACTTGGCGGGGCTTGGTGATTTGTCGCGCTACGTTTTGCGCATTCGTTGCTTCGTGGCGCGCTACAGCCCTGCCCGCTTGAACATTTCCGGCTCAAGCTCGCGCATGCGGTCCAGGGTGATCGGCTTGAAGTTCTTCCCCAGCTGCAGGGCGGCGAACTTGTCAGCGTCGAGGCCGCCATTCATTAGCAGCTTTGCCCGGTTCGGCCCGATGGCCAGGTCGATGAAGCTCATCGGCTGGGTCTTGAGCCATTCATAGTAGGAAAGCGATGCCGGCACCTGGCCGTTGATGCTCGCCCGGGTCGCGCCCTTGCTGAACATCTGGCTGAACTTGGTCAGCAGGATGAAGCTGGTGCGGCAGCGGACGTGAAACGGTGGCCGAGGGCCTGAGTCGACCGGGTAGACCTGATGGTCGATCGATCGGCAGTAGGGCGTCGTCTTGCTGTCCAGGGTGGCAATCATCTGTACGCCCGTGACGAAGTCGTCATTGGCCTTGGCCGTCTCGTTGCGGGCCTGGCTGGCGACGTGCTGCACAGACGTATGCACGACCGACTGGGCGTTGCGCTCGGTTGTGGCCAGGATGCCGTCGGAGTAGGCCAGTGCCTTGGTGCCGCGGATCTGCCGGACTATCTCAGCGTTGGTCTGCCCTTCGAACCAGCCTTGCCGTATCGCGCCGCTGATCTTCTCGACCTCGGCCGCCGACCAGTCCTTTATGAATGGCTCCAGCAGCTTGCCGCCGCCATTGCCCTTGATGCTGAGCGGGTTCTTGAAGGCTGCGGTCTTGAGCGTCTGGAGCGCTGGCACCGCCGCATCGAGACTGATGCCGACCGGTAGCGTGTTGGTCAGCAGCGTGGCTTCGAAGCTGGCCTGCGACTGCGCGATGTCCATCAGGTCGAGTTGTAGCTGATCGGTGAAGCCGGCAAGGATGTCGGCCAGGATCGCGTCAACCTCCTTCAGCAGCTTGTCCAGGCGCGCCCGGGTGAAGTCGGTCAGCTCATCGCCGCTCAGCCTATCCCGGATGCTCTGGTCGATCCGCGCCAGGAAGGGGCCGAACTTCTCCGCCTCCCCCGCCTTCAGCCGCTCGAGCATGACCATGTTGCGGATGCTGCTGTCGAGCTGCTCGATGGTCGTCATCATTCACCGCCAAGGGCCAGGCCCGCCGGGCTTGACTCCAGTTCACCCTGGATGTCCTCGTCGGTCTTCTCCGGGTTGATCACCCCGCGGTCACGCAGGTATTGCCAGAAGTCCGACGCAGGAAGGCGACCGCCCTGCACAGCATTGAACAGGGCAGACATGATCGCCGCGTCCAGGCTGACTTGCGTGAAGTCCTGATTGATCTTGTAGACGGTCTCGCCTGCGGCGTTCGAGAACTCAGCCATCCAGGCCAGGCACTGGGTGTAGGCCTCGCTGACGTTGCTCACGATCAGCGACAGGACGCTATGTTCGGCGGCGCTGTCATTGTCGGCCTGGGTGGCGGTCTTCACCGCGCTGCCTCGCTCGATCAGCCTGGCGCCAAGGGAAACCATGTCCCCTTTCTTGGCGTCCATGGCCTCTTTTACGAGGGTGTTTGGCTCTGGCTGGGCAAAGCCGCACGACCCATCCTTTGGCAGCGTGAGCGGCGCACGGGAGCCGACATAGATGCCGGCCGCCTCCAGGTGATCGCGCCAGGCCTCATCGAGCCCTGCGATCCAGAACTGCGGCTGCCCGGCAAAGTAGGCCGAATCCTCATAGTCCGCGCTGTTGTGGTAATGGCCAATGTTGATCTCAGCCATGTCGTACAGCGGGGAGTCGTCTACCGAAGAGTCGTTGTTCTCGCTGCCTAGGAACTGGAACGGGATCACGCGCCAAGGCTGGCCGAGGCCATTCAGCGGGGCGAAGGGCGCAGTGACCATTGCCGTCTGGCTACCACCCGCTTCCCACACCTCTTGCGTATAAACGCCGGCGGCATCCAGGCGTAACACCCGGTATTGAACCTTCTGCTCACTGCCAAACCCGTCATCGGTGTCGACATCCACCGTCTCGCGCAGCACGACCAGGCACAGCAGATGCTGGCCGCCGACTTGGCGAGTTTTCCAGTTGATGATGGCCTCGGCCGGGTAGCTGGCAATATTCGCCCGAGCGCGACCGGATTGTTCGTCCGCCTTGCTCACGGTACCCGCCTGGACAGCGACGTAATCCACCAGCAGCCCGTGCCGGCCGACTTCGAGCAGATGCCCGGTGACCGACTGCGATTGCTGATAGATGCTCACGCCTTGGCCGTCGATGTCCTTGGCCACATAGTCGAGAGCGCCGGGGACAGTCAGCGTGGGCCAGGTGCGGAACGCCGCCCCGACCAGGCTATGTTTCGTCCGGCCGGTGGCGTTGTAGAACACCGCTCGCTTCTTGTAATCCTCATAGCGAGCCCTGTTCTCGGCGCTGATATCCGTCGAGTTGGGCCGCGGCAGGTACAGGTCGCCAGCCGCCTTGATGGTTTCCGAGCCCTTGCAGACGTCGCGCACCAGGCGCCAGCGGGATTGAGCCGCGTCGTACTCCGGGCGGGTGAAAGTGACGTCATGCGACATTTGATTCTCCGACATGAGACCAGCCAATGCCGCGCCGGATCTGACATACCAAGCTCTTGGTGACGCCAAGCTGGCGAGCCAGCGCAGCGCCAGATTCTTTGCTGGACCGGATCAGGCAAACATCCAGCTCATTAAGCTTCGATTGCCCATGCGCAGAGCCGATGACCTTCCGCGCTCTACCTTTCTCTTCCATGTCGAGCACGTTGTCCGCGACTTCGCCCGCCCGTAGGTGATCAGGATTGACGCAGCCAGGGTTATCGCACTCATGCAGCACAACGTAGCCATCAGGTATTGGACCTTTGGTCATCAAATAGCTGAGGCGATGAGCGCCTCGCTTGATACCCCTACAAGTTATCGATCCGTAGCCATCGGGATTGCAGTAGCCGGTAAACTCCAGGCATCCGCTTTCGCTCAGGCGCACGCGATCCGCGAACATGGCTTCCCAGTTCATTTCTCGTTGTTTTGCCATTAGCGTGCGAATCCCATTTTGATTGATTTGACCGGCTTCCGTGCGCTCTTGGCCACGGCGAAGTAGCGGAAGGCGTCGGAACCGTGCGATGTCCAGTCGTGCAGCGGCTTGTCTTTCCAGCAGCCGCGCTTGTCGTCCCACTCCTTGCGGTAACCCTCAAGGCAGGTGATGCCTTCCTCGCATTTGGCGTTGTCGAACACGCACTTGGGCAAGATCTCGCGCGCCTGCTCAATGCCGTCATTGATTCCGAGCTTCGGCACGACTTGAAACGTCATGCTGTATTTCTGCCCATCGATGTCGTAGCCCTCGCGGGCCAGCTCGCGGCGGGTCTTGGCATCGCTGCCGAACTCGCGGTTGTCGATGTCGTGCGGACCCCAGTGCTCGGAATAGGTGTAACCCCGATCCTTGAGCACCTTCATGTAGTGCCGCAGGCCTTCGCCCGAGTTCTCGTAGTAATCGATGACGTGGTATTCGTCGCCGACCTGGCGCACGAACCAAATAGCCGTTGAGTCGCCGACGCCAATGTCCCAGAAGGTCATCACCGGAAGGTGGCTATTGTCCGGAACGGTGCCGACGCGCTGATTCAGGTAGAGCTTGGCGAACTGCTGGGCGTAGTAGGCGCCCTCTACCGACTGCTGGAACGCCTCGGCAGGGATCGACGGATACTCGCGCTTCATGTCATCGCCGAGGGTCTTTTCCTTGGCGGTGTACCAGGCGCGCTGCCCGGGGTTCGTCTGGATGCCGTGCTTGGCCTCCAGTTCGTTGAAATAGTCAGTCAGGCGCTGCGGGATAACCGCCGTCGCCGGGTCCAGCCAGTACAGCGGGTTACGCCACCAGCTGAAGAAGAAGAATTTCCAGTCGAGCAGGCCCAGGGGGGCGCCGGACAGCTGCTGCTTCTCGGCACTCTGCGAATAGTCGAAGAAGTAGCCGGCCCTGCCTTCCGCCGTCGATTCGATGGTGACAAAACAATCTGCTGCCACCGCCTCGAAGGCGCCAGTGACGATCTCCCGCGCCTTGTGCGGATACTTGGCGCAGATCTTCCCGAACTCGGAAACGTGCAGATAGCGCAGCGTGCCGCCCCGGAAGGACGTACTGACGTAGAGCGAGCCGCCTTTGCTGAATACCAGCTCCCCCGCCGCGTCATTGCGTGCCGGGTTGGCAGCCTTGATCTCAGCCGGCAGGTTGTCGTAGGCGTACTTGATCTTCTCCCGGAACAGGCGCTTGGCGTCCGTCAGGGTGTGAGCGATCAGAGCGCACTTGGCAGCCTCGAA